AAAACCTTAAAATCTTATCATTGACTTTAAGGCTATGCCCGGAATGAATATTTTACTTATAAGGTTATAGCCTTAATCTTGACATCACAGATTGTGATCTCCAATTATTTTTAATCGGCAGTTATTGTAAAGTATAAGTTACAAATAGGGCGTAATAATGTAAGGTGTAGTTTACATTTTACGGAGTAAAACACCGCCAAAACACGGAGAGAGTAAATTTTGAAGTAGGAAATTCATATTACATAAAAGGAACTCTGTAAATTCTATGCCCCTTATATTCAAATGGGGGCTTCAGGCGGGAAAGCGTGTTATACTTCCATCCCTTTGCTTCGCAGACCTTTTTGAGATTACCCCAGACCTCAACGAGATCAGGGGTAATTATTGCTATAACTGTTTGGCGTGTCATAGTTCTTCTGCTATAAAATAACCACCGTCATACTCAATAAATTGGTCGATGCAGCGTGCTATCTCGTTGCCATCACAATCCTTAATACTGCCATCTTCTTGCGGGAAATAATTACTATCAAGGTATTTCTGATAAACCTTTTCAACCGCTTGCCTTTCTGATTCAGCATGAATTTCTTCTCCAAAATTTTTGAATCTGGTGGCATTTCCTTCATAAGTTACTTTAAATGTTTTCATTGTTTGATTAATTTTCAAATTGATAATCTATCCTTTTTGTTAGGTTATTTTCTACGGCACATTTTGCAATCCAATAAGCCTGTTTTTCGGTACATCTTTCATATTTTCCAACAGTAGAAGCTATTTCACTTGCAAAGCCTAAGTTGGCTATTCTTACATCCTCAACAACCGATAACATCTGATCTTTTAATTGCATTTGAGAGTTATTATTCCATCTATTAGCATTTATATAAGTAACCAGCATCCTTTTTACTTCCTGTATTTTTATTGTTGCTTCCATCGTTTTATGTTTTAATTACTCTGTAAATATACAACGCATATTTGTATTATGCAAATAAAAATACAATTATTTTCATTATATTTGTAATTTATAATCGTTCTAAATAAAAAACCCCCTCCAACTCGTGAAGGGGGCAAAACCCAGAAAAACTTGATGAAAATGAACCTAAACCTGAACCTAACCCAAAACAGAATCTATGAACTAAAAAACGTATGTTAGTTTCGCTAAAGCACCCACGGGAAAGTAATCTGACTTCCATAAGCCGGGTTCTACATTAATACCGACTTCAGGATTAAGATTTAATCCCATGATATTAAGAGCCGATACACCGAGGGCAAACGAAACAGATTGATGCGACTCTGGGAATGGAAGGAAAACAAAACCGTTTAATGAAAGGTACTTTGTTGCAAGTCCATTCCTGACCCGGTAAAAAGAATAACTACCACCTACACCTATCTTGTCAAACTCAAGCGGTTCAATCTCCTTCAATACCTTATTGTAAAGGAACTGAACACCCTTAACTGATATAGCCCCCCTGAAGGCATGAAGCGTGTAAGTAGAATCATTTATCGCCCGCATCTTCATATCGGTCGTTACATTGCCCGTCTTTGTGGCAATAACCGCAGGATGCTGGTTAATGTCAAATAATACCGGACTTTGCCCGTTTACGGTAATCACCGCAAAAAACAGGACGAATAGAAGGATTAATCGCTTCATGCTGTCGGTTCGTCACTCTTAAAGAAGATACCTATTATAGCCACCACGCCAGCAATGACCGTAGAAACAGCACCGAGAGTAGATGTTACCAAAGGCTGAGCCTCAGCACTCTGTTCAGGGGTTATCACGCCAAAAGCCACTAGGACGGTGAAGGCGAGTCCCACAATAGCCACAGCAGTCTGAAGCCAGTTACTGGAATAATCACGCAATTTTCTTGTTCTCATCTCACTAATATTAAATTAAAACTAACGTTCTCTTTTTGTTAAATGCCAACCGAAACAATGAGGGCAATAATATTTATACAAGACTTTTCCGCTTTCCCTTTTGATATTTGCAATTTTTATATCAGCGTATAGTTCTTTATTGAACCTTGCCTTGTGTAAACACGTCTTAACCCATTCATCTATTTTGGTCATATTTTATCAACTTTCACTCCGCTAATTTACGAATTAAACAAGTCCTAATCCTTTAAAGATCAAATGACTTATTAACTAATTGTTGTTAGTATTTCATGCAATTCGTCATCTAGCAAAACTCCGTCATAGAGGTACAGGGCTTCATCCTGCCCGTCTGCCTCGTCCCCGTTCTTATCCTGTACAGGTGTGCCGTGCCCTGAGTATTGAAAAAACAAAGTCTTATCAGAAAAAACCTTTTTGTTAAGCAGTTCGTCCGGCCCTTGTATCTCAGGGATCTGCTCAAAATTATTATCTCTTAAGAGTACTTTAGTAACCTCGTACCAATCTTTGTAAGTCATCCCCGGCTTCAGGGCTTTCATGGCAAAGTACGTGAAGGCTCCGTTGTAAGCACCCCCGATGTAGGCATCAGCTGCCGTTTGGTAGTCCTGGCACGCCGAGAAGGCTATCCATTTCATCTCAGGGCTTCGGCCTATATGTTTCCTTATTTTCTTAATAGGTTTCTCAGGTGGTACGAATCTTGTCCTGATGCTTAAAGCCCTGGTGTTGTCCTCCGAGAAACAACAGTCCATAAAAAGTATTACCGTGTCCCATTTCTCCTGAAGTGCAAGGGTTAACTGTTCTTTGAATAGCTTCCTTGTAACCTCGGAGTTTTTGAACTTGTAAACTTTAAAAGGCCAGTAAGTTTTTAAAGTCTTCTCGGCATTCTCCTGATCCCGTTCACACCCGTTAAGGTCGTTTGCGATTCCTGCATAGTCATTGATGACTAAAGAAACATCAACCAAGTCCCCTGTCACTGGTACAGGAGGCTTCCCCCTGAACCACTCTAAAATCTTCTTCACGCACATATCTCCCCTTTATTAATAAGTAATCACAACCCTTCCCAAAATTTGAACACATCCGAAAAAACGGAGTAACCTCTAAATCATTTTTACACTTCGGGCAACCTCTTTTAATTATCCGTATTCCTTTCTTGTACCTTACCCACTTTCGGTAAAGCCGGTAAAGAGCAAGGATATTAACTTTAAATTTCTTCATAATGTTACACAAGCCACAACCACCCCTGCAATAGTCAACAGTAAAAAAGCTATGCTTAACCAATCTTTAATATCTTCTTTCATAGGATATAGAGTTTAAACTCGTCCGGCATAATATTCAAAAGCTTATTCATGGCATGGGTACTTTCGATAACATCCAAGTTACCGTCTTCATTAATATCAGCGTGTCCCATTCCCACCAAAATACAACCTCTGGTGTCTTTGTTATAGTTTCCTTTATGTATGAGAATCTCACTCCTTCCGGGAACGTCCTGAACGTGGAAACATTTACCAAACTTCGGAGAGTAGATTTTATGAACTTCATATTCGCCTTCAGGGATACAGGAAATATTCTTTTGGTTCCCTAAATCCGGAAGCTCAAGAGTAAGGATCTGAAGCCTGACCTTATAACCGTCAAAGACAACCATCCTTCCAAGAGTTTGGAAGTTTGTATATTCCCTACTGATTACCGCTTTCATTCAGTTTTATCCCATTATCTCAATTACGCCCCAGATAGCAGCTATCAGGGTGCATATTATTCCAAAGCCTATGTAGAGGGTTTTTTTGACAGCCCTTTCAGAGATCATGTTTTTTTTTAAGTCTTCTATTACGTCAACCTGCGGACAGTGATCAATCGAATGGGGCAGGTGTTCATTGATTACCTTTTCATGCCTTGCCACACTTCCATTTAATTTATCTAATCGTCCTTTAATCTCAATCAGGTTATCATCTATCGAAGCGAACATCCTGTCGAAATAATCCCGGTCAGTGAATAACTCTCCCATTTAGCTCCATCCCATTAAAAATACAACACCTATTATCCCACAAATTATTTTCATCATTAGTCCCCACTCGCCGAGGGCTGTCATTATCTTATCATATGTCTTTTTACTTCCATAATAGTCCCACCTGTTACCTGCGAAAAGATTATATATAAAGTCAAAGAAAAGCCACCGGACAAAGACGAATCCAAGCACTTGTTTCCAAATTGGAACATAGTGAATAGGAAGTGCGAATATAAAAAACCATGACGCAAATAAGGCAAAAGCAGTCAGCCATTGGACCCAATTAATGAATAGCCACGAAACCTTGTTAAATCGCTTTAACAGCCCCTCACTAACGGACTCAAAAAGGATTATTATGATTGCACTTAGTAACATCAGTCCTTGCCGACTCTTTGTTTATTTATATGATTGTGTCATAAATTTTATCAGCGATTAAGGACATACCAGTATCATTTGGATGTTTGGCTACTCCTGTATTGTCAACCGCATGAGGATTACCATCTTCGTCATAAACTATTGCTCCAATATATGATATATTCTCGGCTGTATTAAGTGAATTTAATTCTGTGTATTTTAATCCATTTGCTGCCGCCGCCGCCGATAATAAAACATTCAATGAAGCATCAGCAAAAAACGTCCCTGTCATAACTATCTTCGCTACTGGTGCTTTCGATTTTACATAATCTATTAATCCCTGAATTGATGTATCAAAATCGGTTTCATCAGAAACATTCTCACCCAATCTGATTATAACAAGATTTGGGGGAGTTGTGAAATATGAATCAAAATTTGATTTATCATAGGTTACGTGGTCTGTTTCCCATGCAGATATATTTACAGGAGTAATCTCGCAATCCGGATTTACTAACCTGATCTTTGATTGAAGTTTATGCACAAAATCATTTTCCCTTACTGAAGCAGCCATGCCCCATTCACCCCACCAGTAAGACCATAGGGGGTGGATTGTAATACTATTACCAAGAACTAATATGTTATCGTAGTTATTCAAAAAAAAAAGCTTTCTGTTTGCTAAATAATTATAGATCATGGCTTCATCGCCCGCCGAATCCGCTACCTTTCGGATTATTATTTCCGAAACAGCAATATTAGACCATGAAGAAGATGACACTGCAATTTTACCGAGTGTAAAACCTGCCGGATTTCCAGCACCAACATTACCCGTAACTTTAGCCGTTGCATTTACCTGAAATGATGAATTAGCACCATTGTATAAGCATCTTAATACATAATATGATCCCAATGAAGCATTATCATTATCTATAACACCACCACCAGCCGTATACATAGTTATTCTTGGCGTCAATGTACTTTGTAATAAAGCAAAACTATCATTCGTATTCCCGTTCCATATTCTATCCCCATTAGTCCATGTAATTTGCTTTATAATCGCATAAACAAAAACAGGCTGATTCAATGTAAATGATACTGCCTTCAATGAATCATTACTACCATCAAAAGTTATTCCGCTCGCTGCATCCCAGATAGGAAATTGGGTTGCTGTTGCCTGTAATAAATCATGTCCCGAACCTAATTTATCCTTCCATACAGACACTTCTCCTGTGCCAGCATCTTTTGTTATTGTTGTAAGATCATCGAATACATACCACCCAACGGTATTACCGTCTTCTATTGCTAATGGATGTGTAACATTATTGGTTGCCGTTGCCGTGCCACCCGTAGGAACAAAAGTCACAACAACACTATCACCGAAATTCACAGCAGATGAAAGAACTAAAGTTAAAACCGCCCCTGTCCAACTTGCGGAAGAAACAGTAAATCCAGCAACCGTGAAATCAGTTGCTCCAAGCGAAGTCCGGGCAGTCGGAAATGTCAGAACCACATGAGTCGGGGCTGCCTGCTCTACCGTTGCTGAAATCAGTGAAGTCCAGTATGAACTTCCCAATCCTGCCCCGCCCATTCTAAACGGTATCCCTATTCCCTTACCAATAATCCAGCCCATTATTCTCTCTTTTTAAGAAGTTTATTCCCACTTTTGATAAAAACCCAAACAGTATCGCCCTGATGGTACCTGAAAAGTCCTGAAACATCCGGGTCAGAAGGAGGTATAACAATAGGCTCCCCACTTTCATAAGCACCTAAATCCGGAGCAGAACCGTTATAAGAATAGCCTATATCCACCCCGGCATCGATTAAATCTGAACTCTCGTGAAGTCTTAAAAAAGGCAAATAAGGAAGTGAACCGTCTTCATTTCTTGGTCCGTCCATCCCCGTTGTAGAGACAGAAACGAAATCGCCCGCAGAGACTGTTACCCCTAACTGCCAACTATTATAAGCCCTGTAAGCACTTGAATTGATATAAACAGCATCATCAAAAGCGACACAGTTTCTTATCGTATCCTCAGCTGTGTACTGTACACCAAAGTTAAAGCCTCCTCCTGAGCCGTTGTTGTAAGAAGTACAGTTATCAATCGTACAGGAAAATTCATAATGTAAACCGCCCAGCTCTATAAAGTGATGAAACCCCAAAAGATAATTCTCAAACGCTAAACATCCGTACATAGTCCTCCGTGTTTCAGAAGTCGAGGGATAATGCTTTGTTCCGAGTTTAAAACCTTCTCCGTTGCCTCCAACATTAATCATCTGATCAGGATCAGTATCAAAGACTCCCGGATGAAAGCCGTTCCAAAAAGCCCAACAGTTAATCCAGGTTAAGTCGCCATCGTGAAATCTTGCGTCCCAACCATCGTCAGAGTTCCAATAACTTCTGCATCCCACAAAGCGAATATTAGTAGCCGAAGTCGAAGCACTCTGAAAACCATCAGAGGCATCATAAGGTCTTGAAGAAACTGAGTAAGGGTCTGAGCAGTGATGACCGTCACAGTTAATAAATTGAATATCCGTTACATTAGAGGACCACTGAAAAGCCCAGCCTCCTATATGATGGACGTCCATGTTTTCTATTATGCAGTGACTGACATTAGAAGCCAAATAAACACCCGTTAACGTACTTCTCCCGTCTGCGGGTTGCTCCATGTTCTTTATTTCAATCCCTTCTAACCAGACGTAAGAAGTATTCTCTAATCTTATCCCTCTGGTGTAAGTTGTAAACTCGTAATCCCTGAAGTCAAAGACAGGCTCTTCATCCTGATAAGGACCGATATAAATGTAATTCCCTGCACTCCCGGAGTTATCTTCTAAAAGTGACTGACCTAACATTGCATAGGTATAAGTCCCGCCTCTTAGATAAATAAAGTCCCCGGGCGAAGCCATTGAAAAAGCATACGTCAAAGTCCTCCAGGGTGCAGCCAGAGTCCCGGCATTTGAATTATTCCCCGCAGGAGAAGCAGTTGTCGGAGCTACATAATAAGTCGCACCTGGGAGTTCTATCGGCTCACAGGAAACTAAAACAAGCAATATGAATAAATACTTTCTCATCAATACGGATAGTAGCTTGATTGTATCTCAGTAATTTCGTCACCCGAAAGAGTCTTATCCCATAGAGCCGGTTCGTCTATGTATCCTCTGATGTAACTAACACTTGAAGAACTTCCCGCCCCGAAGTACACATAGTCGTTAAAAGGAAACATAGTACCGGAAAAGGTATCTGCTGCTGTCGTAGCATCCACTCCATCAAGATAAATCTTCATCGTACCATCGTTAAGAGTAGCAATGACGTTATACCATTGTCCCGTAGTGACTGCGGAGTTAGCCGTGTTAGCATCGTAAGTTGTAGCTGAAGAGTTCTTTGCGTAGAAGATAATAGCATTATTAGCGTCTATCCTTAAAAGAACACTCCAGTAGTTTGCGTCATTAGTCTTTAAGCAAACCAAGTTCTGTCCGTTAGCTATCGAAATCGAATCCAAATAAAACCATGCCGACACCGAGAAGTTGTCTAAACCTGTAACCGAAAGAGAAGCCGAATAAGGCACTCTTGCGTAGTCGCCTAAACCGTCAAACTTAATCGCTTTACCGTCAATACCGACCTGGTTAACCGTTGCTGTTGTCGTTCCGTTATTAACTCCTAAAGCATCCGAGATAGCCGTTCCGCTTATCTCGTCAAACTTCCACAGTCCAAGTAAGTCAGTCTGAAGGGTTGACTCTTGACCTTCAATAGGAATGAAAGTGTAATTTATAGGCTCATCAATAGCTAAAATGATTTGTTCGTTGGCTTCCCATGCCGGAAGGACCGTAATAACTCCGGTAGTGGAATTGAATCTGAATCCTTCCTGAGTGTTCGTTGCCGTGAAGTTCCTCGTTTGTCTTAGACCGTCCCGATAGAGTCCTATATTCTTTCCCTGGAAAGCCGTCTGAGTATAAGTTGTATCAGAAGCCGAAGGCGCACCCGTTGTCACTCCTACTGTGAACTGCTGAATGTCCCACGAAGTAGAACCTCCCGTCCCGGCAAAGTCCTCCAGGTAATCTTCTATATCAATAGCACTATCAAGTAGAGCCTGATTGTTGTCGTTAATCTCTGTCCCGGTGTAAACCCTTAGGACCGTTGCCGTGTCTCCTATCAAAGCCCTTGTCTGGGCTTCGGTATAAATGTTCCCTAAAGAGTCAGCTATCTCGGCAAATCCAGCATTGACTTTTATGAAGGCAGCCCTTAGATTATCGCCTGTTCCGTCATTGGCGGTCGTTCCGACATTAACCGGAGTGTACCTCTCTTTTACAGGGACTATCTTCTCCTGACAAGCCCACAGAAGCGGGATAAATAGTATTATTAAAATCTTTTTCATATTGTGGAATCAACTGTTATTATATCTGAATCAACTGTTATAAGTGAAGAGTCTGCCGTTGCCGAAGCTATTGGAGAAACCGTTTCTAAAGCGTTTGTTTCGTCATTATCGTAAGCGCAATAAGCTCCCGTAGTAAGGGCTGCCCATGCTGCGTTATCTGTTACGTTTGGTATTGAAGTTCCGTCCCTGTATTTTGTCTCTGCAAGATTCTCAGAGAGCCATTCCTGAGTTCCTATGCAGATTGTATTGTAAACTTTACCGTCATTGCCTGTGTAGGTTCCCGTTTCTCCATTAGAGAGAGTTGTGGAGTCTTTGATGAGGCGAACAGAATAACCTTGATTTTTAGAGATAGAGTTACCTTCAAATTGAGTAGCCCAATCATTATCGTCAGCCAATACCATCCCATAAAAACTACCTAAAGTCTGTTCATCAGAGCTTTGTAAAAAGAGAAGGTTCTTTATAAAACCGAAAGATCCTTCCGTCCTTTCTCCCGCACCCCGACCATTAAATCCTGTTTCGTTTGTTGCCCCGGTATTCGGGTCAGCCCAATAAGTTGTACCCGTTTCTTTTAATTTTCCACCTGCTGCATCATATCCGCCGAGATATGTTTTTAAAGTAGAAAAATCACTGTTTGTTGGTACGTGCCAACCATCGGCAGCTATTAAGTAATCAATTTCTGAAGCGGCATACCAGTTATATAAGTAGCCGTATTTAATAACTGTGGTTAAAGGTACCTCGCCAGTACCTATCTCAAACAGGTCAGCTTCCCATTTTCTTCTTCTCACATCGAAAACACCCCGGTTAAAAGCGAACAGCCTCATCGCCCCGGAATAGGTATTTACAGGATCCTGAAAGTTTCCGAGAATATTAAAATTCAAAGCTTTCGATGTCTCGTAAACAGGCATCTGTATCAGTTGTTTAGGACGGGAGTACATCGAAGTCATCTCATCAGCTATCAACTGTAAAAGGGATTTAGACTCATTCCCTGACCGTGTGGACCATGACTGCGTAGGATAAAAAGTGGCAGAACTTAGTGAAGGCTGTGTCTGTGAGACGTAACCGCTTAAATCGAAGATGGTATTTTCTATTGTAGTAGGTCCGATAAACTCAACTCCGGCTGTGGCATGAGTAAACCTTATTATTCCGTCCCCGCCCGTGGAAACATTAACTCCCGGAAAGTCCGAGTTATGATTATTAATAAAATCGAGAGCTGTCTGCGCCAAAGAGGTATTCCAGACTACGGTAGCGGAAGATCCGTTACAGGTAATCAAAGCCTGCCCTGACCCGGTATCTGTGGTTAGAATTATCTCATCTACCCTGCTTTGCTTGGTCATGGTCCCCCTTAAAAGGGACCCCTCGAACTGCTCGGTTATATTGTCTATTTCTGTATCAACGACATCGCCTAAAAGAAAATCTTCAGAAACCGAAAGACCGTAAATATCATTATGGGAACTATAGTTTTTCTCTTTGATCTCGACCATCTCGTAAGAGGTTTCCCAATCATAGATGTACTGAAAATTAGTCCTCCTATCCCTGTTTCTCTTTTTCTTTTTAGTTCTTACGGGTGTCCTTACTAAATCAGTTGAAGAACAATAAAACCTTACATTCTTTATTCCTACCCATACGTTAGCATCACCGTTATAAAGAGGGTAAATCTTTATTTGAAAGGGTCCATCGCCAATACCTACAAAAGTCCTTTTCCAGTTAGTCCATCCCGTTTTACCTACTACTGCATTTTCTATTATAGAGATATAACCAGAAGTGTCCCATTCGCACTCCTCGTCATCTATTTCTATTAAGTAATCCGGGCCGTTGCTTATTTCAATTTTTATCTGAACAGCGACAGAGGTAATGACGTTAGTATTATAGAGAAGATAATCGAACTCAAAAGCGAACATATCTGTCTCTGACTCGACAGCATGATGACCGAAATTCTGATAAACGTAATTAGTATCTGGTGTGGCACAATAAGGAAGTACCATGCCTTCATTCTCTCCGGGTACGATATATCCTGTAGGATAAGGCAATGGATTACCATAGTTGATCCAATCATCAAAATTTAGTCCCGTGAGTGTAATACCGTTTATTGTCTCGGCATTGAAATTATGGTTCTTAATCCAGCTATCTAAGTTACCGTAGTCTTGGTAGAGATATACATCCCTGTAAGGAGGCTGAATCATTACCTTACCCCCGGGGACCTGGATATGATAAGTGTCGTAGTTGGTTCTTTTTATGTACTGATCCGGTGAGATAGTTATAGAAGTTTTTGTGTCATAAGCCGTGAAATTCCTTCCGAAGACAGTCGATCCGGTCAGTTCAATAGGTCTATAGATATTAAACACCCCTTCCCACTGACGTATAACGGCTTTTTTCTTCTTTAAGAGTTCAATCAAAACATCAAGACAATTATATTCCCGGAAAATATCTACATCAACTAATATCTGGTCGAAAGGCGAGTCATCAACCGTGCTGTCTAAATTGTCCTCATAGACATTAACATATTCGTTAAACTCCTCAAAGCCTATCTTATCAAGAATATCCAAAACAACCTGACTCTCATACTGTCTTCCCTCGTAGTATTCCCCGTCATCATCGAACTTAATAAAAGAGAGATTTGACAATCCACACGTAGCCGTGATAGTTACTAAGTAAGGCGGTGGCTCATAGACTTCTTCATAGTTTTGTGTTTCGATCCACCCAGAGAAAACCAGACTTTCATCGCAGTAGATATTTACCTTAAACTGTTGGAGGTCTAAAGAGTATAAATCCTGTAAGGCAAAATTAGTCGTTGAGTAAACGGAAATATCTACATGGGTTTCTCTTATGGGATCAAAGACGTCATCAGAATTATTGTCGAAGAAAAATTTAATAGGAGTACCCCCAGCAATCAAGGAAGTTATATCGCCTGAGAAATCATCCTCAAGAATATCAACCTTCCACTTTGCCCCCCGAAGGTCCGAAGACTCGCTTCTATATTTTACTCCAAACATCAGCTCCTTCTATTCGATAGTTTAATATCCCTTGCGCTTATCGTTCCCACTACCTCGACTTTAATATTATTTCCCATCATACCGGCTAACTTATCCAGTGGAGCAATAACCTCAGGGTTTGACCTTGACGAGTTCTCCCCTACCATCGCTAACTGAGGACCGTAAACCATCCCTCCGGTTGCGAAACCATTGATCCCGAACATCGACCATAACCCTTTTGTGGCACCTACAGCTAAATCTGACCCCGGAAAGAGAAGTCTTATCAGTCCGAAAATAGCAGCTTTAGCAGCCATCTCTGCCGCTATCCTTTGGATGGAGTTTATAATGGAATTGGCCATATCCTTAAACCCGTCACCGGTAGAAGTGAAAAGGTTATAAAAAGCATCACTGAGAATATTAACTGCTTCCCATTGGATGTTTAAAGCTCTTGTCATGTCTTCCACTCCATCCATAGCCTCAGGTCCCCCGGCAAGGTCAGCACCGCCACGGGCAAGACCTCCGCCCTGGATAGGTTTCTGAACAGCTCCATAAAGAGAATCCCCTCTGAAGCCTTTCATGTAAAAAGGCTCATTGGCTTCTTTGAGTTTTTTAAGTGCATCGGCAGCCTTCTCTGCTGCTTCCGCTAACTCCTCTGCTGACTTCTCTACCTTCCTATAAGCTACTACTTCAGCAGCCGGTCCGTTCATTAAACTAACAGGGATCCCTTCTCTTGTTACATCAAGACGGTCCTTTTCGGCTTTCCATTTCTCCCAGGTGGATCGTTTCTCAAAGAGGGTGGATAAGAATCCTCTTTCTTCTACATTCTTGGCAAAATTAGATATTCCCCTTAGTGACTTCTGGAAAAGCTCCGATTGATTAATGGCACCACCTATGGCAGTTTTTATGTTCTCAAAAGCGGTTTTTATCGACATGACCTGTGTGGCTGTGGTGTCTGCCACATCACCCATGTCTCCTAATTCCCTTCTTATAATATTCCCTGCTGCTGCTCCGAAATCCCCGACTTTCTTAACCTCCTCTTGAAGTTCCACAGCAGAAATACCGAGGTTATCCATCACAAGGACAGACTTCCTTCCTATACCTGTTATTATCGAATCTACAAGGTAATCAACACTCTCCCCGGTCTGGATAGCTCTCTTGGTGGCAAACTCAAAATAAGTCGCAAGTTGATCTAAAGGGATCTTAAAGTTCTTTGCCTGAACAGCTTTTTGCATAAGCTGAAGATCAGTAACAGTCCCTCTTGTGGCTTTACGAAGCTCATCAAGCATATCAGGGCGGTTAAGACTCTCAAAGGCTGTCTTAACCCCTTCCATCTTCATTGCCAGCTCCGAAGCACTCTTGGCAAAAGTGACTAAAGCAGTAGCAGAGGCAAGGGCAGCGAAAGCCTTAGAAGCCATAGAAAGACCCTTACTGAATCCGTCAACTTCTTTCCCGGCATTCTTTAAACCATCGTCAAACTCTTTAGTATCGAGTCCTAACCTCGCTTTTATCTTGTGGTCTGCCATTTAATCCCCTTTCTCCACTCTTTTAACTCTTCCATTTCCTCTTTACTGATCAGCTCGACAACTTTTTTAGCATCGGTATAGAGTGTCATTATCTCCTCAGGTTTTACTGCGGGTTTCTTTGGATCCCTGTTCGCATTTATCAGGATAGCAGCAATGAGTCTCGGCAGTTCCCTCTGCCGGGCTTCCTGAACAAGAAACCCCTCGGCAACAATGTCCGCTTCGGCAAAGGTCATCTTCCAGAACTCCCCCGGAGAAATCCCTACCCTTCCGCAGTAGAACTTTAGAATCTCCTTCCATGTTACTTTTTTTCTTCCCCGCCCCCCTGGGCGAGTTCCTTTAAGGTGAATCCGAGAATCCGGCTCTGAAGCATCGCATCTACTAATCCTTTGTCTCCGTATTCATCCAGAAGATCAGTCAACCTTTCAATATTCAAAGGCTCCTTCCCAGCCGAACGCATCGCTGAGACATGGGCACAATAATAAAGCTCCCTAAGAGCAACTATGTTACTCCCGAAGACCCCCGTTTCCGGTATCTGGTGAAACTCTATTTTACGTTTTTCGCAAAACAGAGCATAAGCGTTAGTCCCAAACTTAAAGGGTACAGGCTCACTTAAAACACCAAAATTTAACTCTATGTATCCCGAAAGTGTGTTCATAAATTCTTTAATTACGAAGTAGCTACAGTGCCTTTACTCAGTAGACCAGCACCTTTGAAAGTACCCGAAAAGCTTACTGCATCGTTATACCCGGCAGACATCGTTAACCCCGTAGAGTTGGCGTTGCCTGAAAAGACCAGACCTCCCCCCGTACCGTCAATAACCGCCATTTCAAGATAAACCGTGTCATCGGCTACAATAGCGTCATAGACTTCTTCCACGTTATAAGTTGCAGCCGGATCATAAAGTCCATCAAAGGAGACTTCCCAGTCCTTAAAGCCATACAGCGTATCACCCCACGCATCACTATCTTTAGTTGTGATGTCGATCAAATTACTGTTTATGGTAAGGGTAAAAGACTTAGTAGCAGCCATTACTACCCCGTCAACCACAACCAGCATATTCTTCCCTGCTAATTTTGCCATTAGTTTTCCTCCAAAATCAATTTAATTATTATACTTTTCATAAGAACAATTTCATTATCATACAGAACCCTCTCGGTTGAGATACTCGTTACCATAACCGAGATAACATCGTAACCCGTTACCGTTGTCACGCTTTGACCGCCTGAACCGATAGAAGTAATCGGATCCGCAGTTACTAATTCCAAGACATCTTCACCTACCGAATTAATTAGTTTATAACTTGCGTCATTACCTGAATAAGAGGCGTAAATCTCTAAAGCGACAGCGTTCTCTGTTATATAGGCGTCTTTAACCGAAACGTCAGCCTCCATGTACTGCTCACCGATTATTATCGAAGGCTTAGAGGCGTCTTTAGGTATAAACGAATAACACGGTATGTAATCACCGTCATAGGTGATCGTATTATTAAGAATGTTATAAAGCCACTGCCTTATGCTGTCAGACGGATCTTTCATTTAATATTTTTATTCAAACCCCATTTGTTTTAGTTTCGCAAACATCTCTTTCGTACTCAATCTTAAAGCCGGGAAGAAATAAGGCTGCGCCCTGATGTTAACTTTCCTTATCCCTGCCCCTTTATATTGGATAGCGTATTCTTTCACATCTCCGGGAACATTAACTCTCGTCCCTGTACCAAACTCCACGTAAGGGGCGTATTTTACATTTATCCCTGATCCTGCCCCCCCTGCCCATATTAAGGCACTCATCATTCCGTCAATCTTATAACCTACTGACCTTCTTAAAAACCCAAAATTCACAGGAGCAAACATCATAGCCCTTCTTTGGGTTGTCATAGCCGTGTGCTTTATTAACTGATCGCACTCCTGACGGTTCTTTTCAGAAACACCCCTTGTGAAAGCCTTGAACCTTTCAATCTCCGAAGGCGGTATTATGACAAACGGTTTAGGCATAAACTAAGACTTTTAACATATTCAACTTCTCAGAGGGAAGGACTGAATGAATAGTCCAGTACTCTTCATTCCAGCTTATCCTGTTCTCAGGCGTCAGGTCATAAAGATTGCTTTCTCTTATTGTCATCTCAACTGCCCTTCTGTATCTTACCCCTCCTGAGTCTAAGACCCTCGACCCACTTAGAAACTTAACCCCGGCCCACTCTTCGTAAGAATCTGTCCATGTAGTAGTGTGCCCTCCTTGCCCGTCACTTGTCCGGGTAGGTGTCTGAATAGTAATATAGTGCCTCAGGCTTCCTATAACCATAATCTTTTTCTATAAGGGGCAGCAAGGGCTTTGCTGTCGTTGCTTAGTGTAGTCCCTATTCCTATGTTCTCCCTTAGTTCGTAATCGGTAGCTATCTGTTTTAAAATAGCCACTTTCAAAGGTTCCGGAAGGGTTTCCGTAGCTGCATTACCATACCCGGCTTTATACTCTACTCTTATAGAAGAAGTAAAAGCCACACCGGAATAATAATGCTTCACTAACTTAATTATAGCGTCCTGGTCCCCTAAAACGTAGAAATCGCTATTGAGTTCCAGTTCTGTTTCTTCGCCCTCCTCATCAATTCTGTAAACTGCATCAATAGAAATAACAGGACCATAAGGTATCTCCATCTCTCCCGGTGACTCGACCCATGTAACATGAAGCGTCTTCTCGGCAAAAGATGAAGCAGTGTATTTCTCTAAAGCCTGACGGGAGCTTTTAATTAAACTCTCAAGAAGGTCATCATCCTGAGTCCCGGTTACTCGACAGTAAGTCTTTGCTTCAGTTAAAGAAACCGGCTCAGTAACTATGTCAGTTATTACCCGTGTCTGTAAGTTTTTCATTATCTCTCTTTGTTCGGTTTCTTTGACCCTTTATACTCGGCACAAAAGCCTCTTAAAGCAAGGGTCTTAAACCTCCTGTCGGGAAGGTCGATAATATCCCCTGCTTTATATATTCCACTCATGCCCTGACAGTCCTTTAAGATTATTACCCTTACATGACCCACCGGAATACCACCTGTTTCCTTTTTCTCAGGGAAGACTCTGATAATAGCCTTCTCGTCAAACTTCTGATTAACTTTTTCGCTAATGATCTCGTCAATAACTATGGGTCTTATCTTCTTTTTCATATTGTATATAAGAAATCTTCCATTTGTTTCAATTCTCTCTCAGTCTGGGCGGTTATCTCAGCGAATCTTTCAAGACACTTTTTAGATGCTGCCTTGTAAACTTCAGGATCGTCCAGTTCTTTAATCCTTTCAACCCACTCATCAGGTCTTTCCGGTGAGGCGTAAATACCCGCATCTCCCAAAGACTCTTTTAATCCAGGAGTCGGAGCAGCTATCACGGGTATCCCTGAAGCCATAGCCTCTACTGCAGTACGTCCGTAGCTCTCATAAAGTGAAGGCATCAGTAAAATTTTAGTTTGAGCATAGACCTTTTTCATATCCGGCCCGTTCTCCATATAAGTAATGTTCTTAATCGGTGCTTTCTCTTGCTTACCGTAAGAACCTTCCACACCTAAAAAATCCCTGTCCGGCATCAACCGAGCTATCGCCTGAAAGGTCAGGCTTCCTTTGCGTTCAAAAAGATTGACGAGGGTGAGCTTAGATCCTCGTTTTACTTTGTAACGCTTCCCATCAACCGGAGGGTGGACCACCGTGCCAGGACAGGGATATTTCATTTCTCTTGTAAACTCACTATTATAAATCACATACCTCTTGATCTGGGGCTTATGGAAAAGAAGTCCAAACCTGTTAGTGTTATGAACCACGAAAACAAAAGGCTTCTTAAAAAGCTCAGCCACGTTTAAAGCCTTCCCACTGCGGTCAAGATGAGAAAGGATAAAATCACATTTTTTGACTTTCTCCCAGGTCCCTCTATACTGATCGTATTCCACGTTGACACCTTCAAAGTTGTAAGGCTTCATACCCGTTATAGGCAGGACGACATCAACCTGATGACCCTGACTGACAAGAAATTTATTCATCTCGTGAACCATCCATTCCGCACCTGCATTATGAAGCGGTGGATATTGGTGTAGCATCTCTAAAATTCTCATAAGCTCTTTTATAATGACTGTTGTTAAAAATGTCATAGTTAACATATTGCCCTACAAAATCGGAAAAGTCCTCTCTCTGGTATGAGATCATCGGGAACGTCATAAAAAACCCCCTTGTCTTGGCTATCTTCCTGTACCACTCGTCAATAATTCTTATGTTAGATCGTGGGTAGTGCAATAAAATATCTTCAATGAACTTCGGACTTATCAGGGTGGCGTGCATCAGCCATGCCCCGTAAACCCTTACAAGGCGGTTCCCGGCCCTTGTAACCGGCTCCCGGAGGTTGGCACCGAGATAAAGAAGGTCGTAAGTCTTTGGAAGCTCCTTTAAGGCTTCGTTAAATACTTCCCTCCAATTTTCTGTTAATTCAAAATCATCTTCAAAGAACATCAGGGGCTTCCCCCGGAAGTGTTTTAACATCTTTAAGAAATCACCCATGTAACCCTTATACTTGTCCTGGTAGTTACACTCCGTAACCCAGTGAGTGACTCTCTTTACTCCTGCCTCCTGAAGGACTTCCTTACATCTGCTCCACCTGTCCTGTCTCTCCCTGAGGCCTATTACGCATATATTAAATTCGTTTAACATATTAAAGAAGGGGGAAGCTCAACCCCCTCCCGTTTTTGTTATGCTGATCCGTTAGCCAGAGCAGCGGCAAAGGTTCCGTAGATAAGAGCTTTCGGACGGTAAACAGCCACGGTGAGCCTTTCGGAAATCCTGAAAGTAACCATACCTTTAACGAAGTTGTCTTCATTGACGTTGGTCATCTCAAGGGTCATCTGTCTGCGGTCAAAAAGCTGTGCGCCTTCCCTTGCACCTACTAAGAAGTCACCGGATGTGATCATCGTACTCTCGTAGATAGGAATACCGTCAAGAACAATAGGCTGAGGCATGAAGATATACGGGTGAATATAATCCCCGTTGTCATTCTTAGCCAGTTTTATCTGAAGGGCATCAGTCGGGTGGATAAGTCCGAAGGTCGGCCTGTACTCGCTTGTCCGAACCTGCTTGGCAGCACTTACCAAAACGTCAAGCCTTGTCACTTTTGAATCAGCCAGCTCATCACTGTAAGCAGTGGCATTGGTCGTAAGACCGGAAAGGTTTATCCCCGTACCGTCACCGTAAAGAAGCTGGTAGTTTTCCTTCAGCTTCAGTTTCGAAGGCAGGCGGGCGTTGATATAACTCGACAGAGCATCAACGTCTTCAAGCATCTCTTCGGAAACAATCACATAAGCGGTGATCTTTCTGACGGTTGCGCTGGCAAGCTTCAGGTCGAAGTCGCTCTGCTTGTACTCACTTCCTTCTGCGGTTACATCAGTCGAATCCGTGAAAGCGTACTCCTGAACGTACTCAACAGCATTACTTGAGGTAGTACCGGGGAGAATGAAGTTCCTTGCCCTATCCTGAGTATCGGGATCATAAATTATACCGGGGATATGCTGAGCCTGAACCACGTTGGTACTCTCAAAACTGTTAGCCTGCGTCATGTCATCAACTTTCAGTTCAATCTCTCCGTAGTTTTTGTTCCTTTTCCAGAAACTCCTGAGTGATCCGTCACCCATCTTCTTTAGTTCCTCAAGAACGTCAGCCGTAGCACCTACGATGCTTTTGCGTGCGGGCTTCTCAACCGGGAGTCTCTGTATCTTCGTGTCCACCCCGTCAAGCTGCTCCTGCATCTTGGTCATCTTCTCTTTGAGATCCGTAAACTCTTTGTATTCCGGCATCTCTTTAAGAATAGCGTCTTTTATCTCTTTTGACGCATTCTTGTACTGCTCGCTGTTGGCGTTAAGCTTCTCGTTTATCTGCTTGCCAAGAGCTTCCAGTTTCTCTTCAAAAACTTTAATCTCGTCCATCTTAAATTTTTAAATGAGTTAATAGCTTAGACATCAGCTTGTCTACATCTATCGGCTCTTTCCTTAAAGTGGACTGCTCCGGCTTTTCTGTTAAGAGTGAAATAGTTAATTGTTTAAGCTGATTAAAATATAGTTCCAACTGCCTTGCCGTGTCGTCAGTGTAATTACCATTTACGGCTGACTGCAAAGCATCCAGTTTCTTTATTAATATCTCCCACGAGTGAGAGTCTTTACCTTCCGTCTTTACTGTAGAGACAAGGGCGTCCATATTGGCACCCCAGGAAACCGTTGACCCTTCCCAAAGTTTTAACTCAACAAGCTTCTGTGTCTCCTCCCTCTCGTCAACTTCCTTTTTTACTATCTGATAGCCTATTGAGTGTTCAGTAAGAACTTTATCCAAGTAGAGCTGAAGGACATCCTTGCCTAAAGCGGTGTCTGAAATCTTACTCTCAAAGTAAAGTCCCGTCTTGTCTTCTTTCAGTACGTGAGGCTTCGCCAGAGGCTTATAGGGGTCGTGCATATAAAGATGCAGGATGCGGGGTTTCTCTGAGTTAGGTCCGTTCTCCTTTAGGGTCTTTCTATAAGCACCCGGAAGGACTATATCCCCGTCAGAGTCTTTATTCCCGAAGATCGAAAAATAACCCGTTACTATCCCCTGAACAGTATCGACATCCTTGATCGAATCACTGACGTCTTTTGTTAAATAAAAGTTTTCCATTTTAATAAATACTAAACGTGATCGCACACCTACAATTTATAACCTCCTCTGCTCCACCTGCCGGGTCACCCGGCTTCTGCATCATACTCATCCCTACTAAAAAGGCTTCATCCATCAGCTTTGGGTTCTGCTGTTCAACAATCAAATGAGTGTCCCGTGTTCTGGAATCGTATGTCGGGATCCAGTATTTCTTTGTCGCACCCGCAGATTTAGCACCCACAAAAGCCCCTTCATTACTCGCTGTCATCACCTCCGTCCGGGCTATCCGTAAAGCCCTCCATTGGTTTATCATTATGCCTCTTTTCTCCAGTTCCTTCCTTATCTGCCTTGCCGTCTCAGTAGCACCCAAACCCATTTCTGCCGTTTCCGTTAAAGTGTTCCTTAGAATCTTCTCAGCTTGTCTTTTTGTCTCGGCAGTCATTGTCTTTATTCTTGATCCGGCTTCCCTTTCTATGTAATCGTTAAATTCATCTTCAAAAGAATATTCTGCCTTCTGTGGTTTTAACCTGTTGTAAGTATCTTTGGCAAACTCAGCCCCCACTTTAGAGTAAATCTTCTTTAAACCTTGTTTAAGCGGTTCTTCCGTTATTGTGTTGAAGATTGTATCTGAATTATAATTGTTTTCATCTATCGTCGAGGCAAAATCCCTGAATTGCTTATTTAGAATCATTCTAATTAAGCGGTGCGCCCAGGCATCATACCGAAGGCGTTTAATTTCTATCTCTTTCCACAGTTTCTTCATCATCAAGCGAAACAAATGAAAGGGGTCTTTTCCCCATAGGCACCCAGCACTCATCCATCAGAGGATTCTCCTCGTCAGAGGCGAAATTCATTAACTCTCTTTTCTCGTTAGGTGTTATCCAATCAGCCCCCGATAGGGCAGTAGTGATCTTCTGTAAATCCTCCTGAAGCTCGGAGATCATCGAGGCATCATAGTCAACGTATATCTTACCTTCGTATCTCTGGTAGATAAAGTTGTTGAAGGCGTCCCGAAATTGGTTGAGTTGAGGGAGGACAGCGTTTGTATATACTGCTGATCCCGCTTCTTTCGTGTTTGAGTATGTTTTGTTGCTGGCATCATTGAATAGTTCTGAAGGTACATGAAAGATATTACAGATCGTTCTCAGGTCCATCATATCACTTTCTATGATATTCAGGTCCACGGGCGACATCCCCATCTGCTGCCACTTCAAACGGGCAGATGTTACCATTGTCTTGCCCCTATTGGAGGCTCCCCCGTATTTCTTGTTAACGGCTTTCTCTAACTGCTCCGCTTGTTCAGGTGTCATCGAAACTACTCCATCGGGCTCCTCACTTAAAACACCAAAGGCCCCCTGGTTCTGGAAGGCCGAGACGGATGAGTCGTAAGATGAGTTACTTTTCGTAATTACCCTTTTGCCGGCTCTGATAGGAGAAAGCCCATAAAGAAAGGCCCCGTTGAAATATTCCGGTGTCCAGTATTTCAGATGTAAAACCTGCTCCGGGGGGAGGATTCTTTCAGAAGTGAGATATTGATAACCCTTTACGGGCTGAGACATATCCCCGGCAACGGGTTTAATTATCTGTGAAGGGATCCCCCAGAGTTCTTTGATAAGTCCGGCATTAACTCCCCCTGAGGGACCTATGCAATGAATATAAGAGTTACCCGTTACTAACTTAAATCCTACCACCTGCTCAAAGAAGTCAGCCCAGCCCTGTAAGAGATTAGGTCTAATGAATAACTCACTCAGTTCATGGTCTTCGATAGCCACCATCGCCTTCTTCCTTATCATACGGGCGTTGATGTCTATTTTACTTGAAGACTTATAAAGTTGCAGTGATTTCTCGTTCTTGACCTCGTACACCCCCCACGGGATTGATCCGGCTTTCTGAGCAATAAAGCTGACAACCGAATAAACAATAGGATTAAATAAGTAACCGGTATTTATATAAGACTCTACATTGTCGGGCGGATAAACGGGACGATTCCTTACACTCTCAAGAATCTTGTTGTTTACCTCCGTCCCCACAGAAATACGCAAATCCCTCTCTAACTTAGTTAAATAGGATTTAAAAAACCGATCAAACAGACCCATTTATCAGAACCATGTATGGATATTATCTCACTTATGCAAAATTACTCATAAATCACGCCTTATTTAGAATGAATCCAAATAAGTTATTAACAAATTTACCTTAGAATAAAATTATTTTTCCCTTTACCCATAAGGTCGGTAATGGCATATACAAGGGCGTCAATCCTTCCGGGGGATTCTTTGGCTTCTCTTGAGTCCCATGACGTCATCTGATCCTCTAATTTATCCAATCGTCCAAAGTGATGAACAAAGCCCCTTTCGTAAAGTCCAACAACAGGCTCAGCTCTGGCGAACTTGTTCTTTTTGGCAACTACATCAATTACCCGTACTGTTTTGTCTATGTTATGTATAACAGCCTTTACCATGTCCCAGCCCTGGTTAGTCTCGGCTACAATATGATTGCCTTCCCACTTATATAAGTTCCTTATTCCATAGGTAGCCCATTGATTAGGACTCATTATCCCTGAGACGTCATCTAAGACGTAGTAATGGTTATTAAAGTCAATACCTGCTGTTACTATCCCTGCCTCGTCAGAGGACTGCGTGGATGTTCCTGAAGGGTCAATGGCTGTTACTATCGTTTTCAGTTCCGGTAGCTCCTGAACCCTGTACTTGTCTATTATGTCGTAGGTCCACAGTGCCCCTTCTATGTCATCCATAAACTCCCCATAGCGAAACCTTTTCTGCTGTCGGTGGGAAAGAGTATTTAAAACCGAGTCGATATAGTCCTCTGGTAAGTTCTCAAGGTTATCATCCGGGTTCATCCTCATGTGTGAGTAATACTTCCCGTCTAATGGTTCATTACTGTCGGGGTTGACGTGCTGAATAAACAGCTTATAAGTCCAGTGCTGAGTAGAGGGAGGGTTACAGTCGCAATAAATTCTATTGACCAAATCAGTCTTCTGTGCCAAGCGAGTAAGAAGGATGGAATAACTCTGATAGCTTACCTGAGAGGCTTCATTGATAAAGATAGTCGAATACTCGTTACCTAATACCTTCTCTGTTCTGTCCTTGTCATCAAGCCCTCCTAACCATATCTGTGAGCCGTTATTAAGTTCAATGAACCAGTCGCTTTTATTTGTGCTGTATTTTAAATCAGGGAAGCATAGCTTTATGACCTTCGGGATAGTATCATTCCATAATGACTGTTTTGCGTGGTTGAATGCGAACCTCACACATAAGTGCCTGGAATCCGGCACTCGTAAGGCTCTCGCAAATATAGAGGCAATAATAATAAACGATTTACCGGAACGACTACCCCCATAAAGCAGAGTGTATTTGGCTGGCTGTTTTAATAGGTCAAGGGCTTCACGTTGCTTCTTTGTAAGAACAAAACTCATACTCCATCAAATGACTTGTCAAGGTAAACAATAGTGTTCCCTGAGTGCTGTACCTTTTGTGAATCAGCCCACCCAAACCTGTTCTTCATCTGCATATACCAGCCGGTGTAATTAAACTCCTTATTGGTCATATTTTCCCTTCCTTGCTTCAGCCACCAGGACTCACAGAGCTTTCTTCCCTTTTTTATGGTTCGTGAAAACTCGTCATCTTCTTCCAATAATCTTTCCCAAAGATCATCAGAAAACGTATTAACATCTGTTCTTATATCAGCAAGAAGAACTCTTACCTCAACATCAGACCCACCTTGTGAATATAAATCCAACACAGCCTCTTGCCATCCCTTCTGAAGTACATCAGTCTTTATTTTCGGCCTTGCCATATCCCCTCCTAATTATGTACGAATAAAATTCCTTTTATCTTAATAGTCCTTAGCCCTTTCTCCTGACAGTATCGCATACACTCGACAGCGTATATGCCATCAGCTTCAAATTTCGTGCTGTTAAATCCTACCTTTTTAGCTACCGAAGCCCTTACTGCAAAAGCTCCCATGTCGATATGATTAATCGCCAGTTCAGTTCTTAAAACTTCGTAAGAATAATAGTTATGAAGCATATCACAGTAAACTATACCCACCGTTTTAGTTGTTGCACTCAAAACCCTTTCGACAAAGTGAGGCACGTAGTAGTTATCATCATTGGTTAGTAGAATAAAGTCATCGTCTTTACACCCTAACCTGTCTAACATCTGTTTTCTGTTTGGATGACCGTACTCGCCTTTTCTCTTTGCAGAGTTGTAAAAGAAGATTCTTTTGTCATCCATCTTCGGCGGATCCTGAGTTATTAAATCTAAATCCCCACTTGGATAAGAACCATCATGACAAACATGAAGCTCCCAGTTAGGATTAGTCTGTACCCTAAAAGAGTCACAGAGTAGCCTTAATGCTATCGGACGTCTGTATGAGACTGCTATTATTTTTAAAATTCCCATTTGCCTTCTATTTCTTCTCTGCCCTCTTTTCTTAACTGCTCCCTGGTGCCTCCGAAGTCGTGGATGATATACTCAGCGGGTTGAGACTTCCAGTTGGCTCCTATGCCGTTGGTGTGACCCGTAAGACCGGGGAAGTTTATTAACTTGTAACTTTGCTTCTTTAAATGTAGGTCCAACATAGCTTTATAAGCCGGTGCCCCGTGATGAACAAAAGGCGGATGTTTATAAAACTCTTCCACATTTATTAAAGCGAAATAAGGATGAAGGTATTTAACCGGAGTCTTATGATAGGCCCATGTCCCGAAGTCGTACCCGTCCTTCCCTACCTCAGTAATCCATCCTACCCCGTAGTTGTTGCCGATTAAACTAAACATCTCTTTTACCGGACTCTTTATCATTTCAGTGTCGGAGTCCATAATTAAAACGTAAGGGGTAGTTGATTTAGATATTGCAAAATTCAATCCTTTGGCGTGACCTATGTTTTTGTTCGCCCTGTAAACTGTTGTTTCCTCACAGCAAATAGTATTTAATACTTTCTGACAGGCGTTTCCTTTGTCTGAGCAATCGACAATAATCATCTTCATCAGAGAATGATACTTCCTAAAGGCTTTATACATCCTCTGAATCAGAAGCGGAGTATTACACACTACCGTTATAGCTGTTATGTCCCTAAACATTGTTCCTTTAGTTGAGTCCTTATATCCGGGGGGTAATCAAAAGCCCCTTTATAAATTGTGTTAAGCGTCCTGTCCACTTTAACAGGTGCCTCCACATCGGTTATCTTAATATCCAACCCATAGACTTTAGCAATATCTCTCACAAGTTCTGCTTTAGTTACCGGGGAAGAAAAGTAATGCCTTAAACCATACCACTTTTCACCTTTTATAATCTTCCCTATCTCTTTTGCGAGCTGATGACAGGTAACTCCGTTCCAAAAATGATTAGTATAACCGTTTATCTCTTTCTGGCCTTTTACCCACTCCAATAGTGAGCCTTTAAAATCACCCTCACCGATTACTGATGTTCTTATGACCATACATCCCTCTGGTTCTCCTGCGAGCTTCGTTATTCCATACATATCTTCTGGGTCTGGTGTGTCTGTTTCTAAATAATCGCCTTTCTTCCCTGAAAAGACACAATCTGTTGATATATGAATAAAGTTTATCTTTCTCTGACTTGAATAGTCCTGAAGTAAACGAGGGAAGACCGAGTTAACCCTTATCGCTTTAACGTCATCACCGGGGGACATCTTTTGTTTAATAAGTCCTGCACAGTTAACTATCACGTCATTCGTATAAAGACCTCCGTGAATGTCGATAAAATTCGATATTTTCGTCATGTCACATTCACTGACGTCTAAGTCTTTTCTTGTGACCTCGATAGTATCGTAGTTTTTTAAGTAGTTACTTACATACCTCCCTAACATACCACCCGAACCGAAAATGCAGACTCTCATTTCTTGTATTTCTCCCCCTCGTTAAAATGATAAATAATACTATCGTTGCTCGTTATGTGTTTTATTCCAAGTTCTGAAAGTCTTAAATAAAACCACGTATCACCTGTTAGTCTGATGTTCATATAGTCCCCTGCGTGTAAGTTACCTTCAGGAAAATAACCGACCTTCGCTATGTTCTCTTTGTGGATCATAGCCGGGAAAAAAGCGTTTCCTATACTCACAGAGTCTTTTGAATTATTTCTTACCCATTTCTGAAACCCGGCCTCATTATATGATTCTATTCCTGTCCCGAAGTTCACAACTTCGCAGACCGAATGATTGATAGGATTCGGGAAAGGCGTAGGCTGTACTATTCTTGGAGACACAACTGTTTCCTTTGTTAACCTTTTTAAGAGATTCGGCAGCCAATTAGGAGAAAAAGCATTATCTGAGTTGACCCAAACAATAACCTCGTTTTGTGCTTTTCGTATTCCGAAGTTATATCCCATATAGACCCTTCCGCAATACTCAGGATAAGCAAAGCCTTTTTCAAAGCGTTCTTCTTCCGAGTAATGAGGGTTGTCTAAAACATAATGAGGGTAGTTATTCTCTTTTAAAAAGTTCTTTACTTCATCCGTGGCGTCATTGGCAATGAAATAAAACTCATGCTCCTCAGGGGTGTATTTCCTTAAACCTTCGTAAAGGAATTTACAGTAATGAACCGACTGATAAATCAGAGCTATGATTGTTACCTTTTCCATATTCCTAAAAAGATATGTCTAAGTTAGTTGCCAAGATACTCCTCCCATAATTTCTTACAAGTGTTCCTGTCCCACTGTCTCTCAAAGATTACATCCCTCGGATTCTCCCCGGCTTCGAAGTCTTTTTCTATGTTTAATATCTTCCTTTGAGGCAGATTACAGCTCATCCCTTCATACTCGACAATGTAGTAAGGTCTTAAAATAGAAGCCGAGAGTTGAAAATCTGCACAGTTCATTAGTTCTGCTATCTGTGTCTGTGGGACTTTGAAATACTGTTTACTCTCAAGATTCAAATAACCTGTTTCATTATACCAGACAATTACCCAAAAGATTTCAGGATTCTCTAAAGCGTACTTCTGTACGTTCTGCATTCCCTTCATCGGATGCGTAGAACCACACCAAAAACCCACTTCTTTATCCTGAGGGATGCCGTATTTATCCCTCATCTGCTCTTTGTCCATCGGCTTGAAAAGGTCCGTATCGACTCCGATAGGTATAATATCCACTTTTCCGTAAGGCTCATAGTAAGGCCGGGAAAACTCCGAAGTAATCAATATTCGATCACAAGATGCCGCACAGCTATAAGCAGCTTTTATAAATCCGTCCCACTCGGTAGTATTAAAGACTCTTTTAAGTTCAGGTAAAAGCTCCCAGCAGAGAGCAATAGACCTTCCGGGTTTGGCGTTAATGGGTCCTTTGGTTGAGTATCTTAATACCCAATCTTCAGGATTGAATTTAGAAGGTAGATCATGCGAAGACTGAAAGTTCCTTTCAAACCACTCCCAGAAGGTGTCAACACCCTCCACTTTGTAAACCATCGGACTAAGAAAAATCATAATCTAACCCGTCTTTAATATTTTTTGCCATTGATGAGTATTCCCATGCTCCGTATCTTCCCAAAATGTCTATGTCCAGTTTTTTAAGCCACTCCCTACAGTTTTCAATTATCTCATGGGTTTCTTTGGTGAAGATCACATAAGCCGGATCCACCACCCAGGACCTTTGACCGACTATAACATCCTTTTCTTTAATTATCCCGACTTTTTTAAGCCAGCCGATTATTTCTTTCATATCAGGTTCAGCATCCTTTACCTCAATAAGTAATCCGTAACCATAAGGCGGGGCAGAGTAAGGATCGAACTCTGTCATAAAGGTTACTTTGTTAAAAGGGATCTCAGGATTTGAGTAATACCTGTAATGGCCCAGATCCGGCCTTTCGCCCACTACCGAAATAGCCACAGAAGAAAGCCGGGTCCACTTTAATCTCCTTACTTCGCTTTTTAGTTTATGAGAACCACAAAGACCAATTAACTGAGGAAGCGGGATAGTAGAAAGTAATTTATCGAACTTAAAGAAATCAGTCTCCCCTCTTTCTTTGAAAATAAACTCATGGTCCCCTATCCAAACAACCTCGGATCCTCTTTTTACAGTACATTTAGTTGATAAGACTTCTGCTATATGACCTATGCCGTTTTTCTTTGGGTAATAGCCGATATTGTTAAACTCTCCCTCCTGAGGTTCAAAGATTCCTTTTAGAACGTCTTTTAAATCCGGTTTGTCAATGTTCCAGACTTGTCCCGGAGAAACCATTTCATCTAAGGGATATTTCCAACTCTTCTCGTTATAAGGGAAGAAAAACTTCTCACATATTGTCTTCCCAAATGAAGCAAGTAAAAAGTCTTTATAAGTCTTTACCTCTTTAGGGGAGTTAACAAAGTCGCAAACCGATTCAATTATGTCTTCTTTTTTAAGCCCGTTAAGATTCAGTTGAAACGGGTATCTTAAAACCTCTTCTCCCGTATCTACAAAAACATTAAGCTTTGTTTTCCTTAATTCTAAAAGAGGGACGATCTCTCTTTCGATCTCTGGAGTTATGGGAAGGAAGTGAACCGTATTATCAAAACGAAAACCATCGAAGCTAAAAGATCTTGCCACCCCTCCTACCTCGTGAGATTTCTCAAATATGACTGCATCGCTTTTCATCCCTGCGGCAAGACCTGTTATCCCGGCTCCTATTATTACGTTCATAAGTCAGGAGTTATTAAGTGTTCAGCCTTGTATCCTCTGATGTTCTCATAAATAGTTTTATTCCGGTTTATCAGTTCAGAATTATTTAGTTTATTAGAATAGTGCCACTGATGGAAAACATAAGGATTATCAATAATTTCTATTTTTAAACCGAGTTCTTTTATCTGCCGGACGAAATGAGAGTCATCATATCCTATCCCATTGGCAAAGCGCTCATCGAAGCCGTTAAGTCTTCTTAAATTATTCGCTGTGATAGCTGAGCAAAAATGATAACCTACCGGACGGAATTTGGAATGATTATACCAAGCACACTGACCATCAAAAGAAGCCCCTTCGTCCCACAAGATAACCGGAGGCAAGGGAGATTTTTCACTTAAAGAATAACACCCGAAAGAAAGATAATTGCTCTCGGTTAAATGTTTCTCAGCGTAACCTATTATATCTCCGTTGTGGTAGCACTCTCCGTTCTGAATGATGATAATATCCGGGTCGTGTTTTAAGGCTTCTTTAAAAGCTCTATTATAAGCTATCCCTGAGTTAAAATAATCTTTAGGGTCTGGATCCTTGTCGATGAATACTAAAAAATCCTTATCGTAGTATCTTTCAAAAGACTCTAACGTCTTGCCGAGTTGCTCCTCTCTGTTATATGCCGTCATCACTATCGCTGTTCTCATAGGAATCGGGCTTTATGGGACGAGCTATTGTTCGCTGTTCGGTAGTAATACTGCTCATCCTCTGGTAATTCTTCGATACTCGTATAGTACCAGGGAAGATGCTTGCAGGTATAAGGCCGGTTGGTTCTTATCGCTACATGAGAATAAGGCCCAATAGGATAGCGGTACATCGCAAAAGTAGTATCAGTGATTGCTCTGAAATAAAGTTCATCCAAAGGATCTTCCCACATAGGTTTTTCTGGCCCGTTCTTAATATAAATTCCCTCCTCTGTGTCGGGTAGGTCGTTTATCTCAAGACTCAACCCGCATTTTTCAGCCCAGGGATATTTATTTAACCCTTCGTGCATCACTTCTACAAAGTCATCCGGTACTCCCGTAAGGTCCAGGTCGGGATCTGAATAAATAAATCTCTCTCTTATTCCGAGTTTTTTAAGCAAAGGATATTGCCATAAAACCGTATGACCATAATTGGTCGGAAGCCTTAAAACCTCGTAAGGGGTGTAGTTGTAGTAATCAATAAGCGGAGGATAGTTAGAGGCGTTATCAATAAAAACAGGCTCGCACCCTCTCCCTGCAACCCAATCAGCCATCTTAACCGGGAGTGTAAGCCTGTTATATACGATTATTAAACACTTCATCTGAATCCTTTTACCTTAAAAACACCCTGTAACTTCATTATCTCTGCCGGCTGATGCCAACTCTCATTCTCTCCACAAGCCCAACCTATTGTGACATTCCCCGGCCTTAATAAGAATCCGTTTACTATTCTTACCGTACCGGGGTCAGTCTTGAGAACTACAGAATCCCAAAAGGAAAAATCCGTTTTAAATTTCTTAACTTTCACATCAAAAAACTACCACTTAGCCGGCTCACTATCCGTATCAGCGGAATAACTAATCCATATTGCTCCATCAATTATAATATTAGAAGCAACGCCATACCATGAAAAGATACCCAAAGTTATAGCCACAACCTTATCGCCCTTAGTCCAAGTGTATTTAGGTTCAGGGAACATAGATTGCCAATTATGCTTGGTATAAACATAACTACATACACACCCTAACAGATAAAGTATAACAGTAAAGATGGTTTTTAATATTTTTCTTCTCATAATATTTCACTTTCACATCTCGCCTGTCTCACTTCAGGCAACCGCAATTTAACAAATCTTATTCTTATTTAGTCTAAATTAAGATAAGACTTATTAACAATTTTATGTCCTAAAAACCTTATTTTTCATCAGCCGGAAATTGATAACCTCAAAATAGCCTCGCCTTGCCTTGCCATGCCGCGCCTTGCCCTGCCGTGGCTAGCCGCGCCGATTTTTTACCGTCCGCCAGAACGGTTACTTTCTTTTACAAGGCTCAAAACTTCTTATTTTATCAATGTCAATTTTGTGTATCACTTTCTTGCTGTCTGTCTCTAAAAGCCTGACATATACATCGGTTACTTCTATTATCTCTCCGGGAATTACATACCCCCAATCCATGTATTGAGGTTCATCCTTGATAGAACACTCCCTGTTAAACCTTTTTGTGAAGGACATATATCCGAATCTCCTTCTTTCATAGAAATAAAATTATTATTTGAAATTCAAAGTCTGCTTTCATGTTATTTCCTTATTTTGTAGGTTATGTCTACTTTTGGTAGATATATTAGCAGTTATGGGCAATTGAAATCCGCCAACGCTCTTTTTAAAAAGCAAAAAGAAAATGGCGAAATCCAGGACAACGGAAGGGCTATCGCCCATCCGTGACACTTAACTAATGAGCCACTGTTTTTTATAAGTATATAAAAATAATGGCTCATGACTATATATCCCTTAATGAATCAAGATAACTAAGAAGTAGCTTTCTATATTTGGGGGTAAGCCAATCTTTAAATGCACCCTCAAAATAAACAAAGCCATAATCAGTCAGCGGCAGATAACTTGACATTGCATCATCGTCTATAAGCACCTTGCCATTATGCCATTTTTCAAGTGTTATCACATGGTTGCTATTATACCATAGACGAAATATGTCTGGATTTTCTGACCATTGATCTAAAGCTCTTGTTAAACAGTTAGCCTTCTTTTTCATATCGTTTTTTTATTAATGTTCGTATACTATTTTCTGCTGTTCTTGTAGACTTATACAATCCTGCTAAAACAAGCATATTACACGCCTCATTAAAACAGTGTCGGTATAATGTTACTTTATCAATCTTAGGTTTAATTATCTTTAGTTTCATAACTTTTGCATTCGCAACGCCATTTTCATTTTACTTTTTAAAAGCCACCGCAAACAAACTGACCATAACTACGTGCATATGTAAGCCGTAAGAACCGGCCTCCACATACACCTGTCCGTTGTGTGCAATTTACCAACGCAACCGTAACTCATCTTCTTCTCCCGTCATATAAATTATCACTTCTCTGTCTGATGTAACTATTTTGAAGTCGTATCTATTATACTTTTTTCGCATTTGGCGAAGGAACTTTGCTATTTTAAACCATTTGAACATAATAAAAACTGCACACAACACTGTATAAAATCAAGTGGGGTTATGTGCTAATTTTGACCACTTCGGCTCTTTATTTAGTTTTGTGCAAGTCGGAACGTGTTTGCCGTTCAGTCCCACCTGCTTTTATACTTTTACGTTACGCCTCAACGCACACACAAACCTCAACACGGCGAACGCACTGTCCATTATGCCACTTATCTGAGATAAGATGTCATAATTACCCGCATCCCTTCTGTCAAGGCGTAACTGGCTGATATGATTAATTAAAAGCTCCATCGCTCGACGGCTGTTAATCAGCCGATTTGATAAGTTCTTCCAAATTGAAAACATATAATGAATAAATACTTCTTTGTTCCTCAAATTCTTTTAATTCCTTCCTTTTCTCGTCAATGGTTCTCTGCACGATATTCATGCCGGCCTTATATTCCTTGATGCCATAATTAATGGCCTCTAACTCAGTTTTAAACCAAGTATTTTCATACATTAAATCGCCATCTATTGTAACATTAGGCCATCCATATTTATCGGTAAATGACTTAACAACCTTGCCATCCCGAACAGTGAATATTGGTAACGGATTCTCAATTTCATCATGTTCCTCAATTATGTTCTTGATTTCCCCACTATCAATAAGTTTTTGTAGATTATCCCAGATAAAAAGCAATTCATTATGCTTAATAGAACTTCGCCCTTCGTTCCAAGTATCAAGAGCATATCTGAGTTTCAATGTTTTCTTATCAACCCTTATCAGGTCATGACACAACGCAGACCCCACGGCAATATAATCATCGTTATTATTGATGATATATTTCGTATCATTTAGTATTTTCCTTAATAATCTTGCTTTCATATAATTAAAATTTAAGAATCCTCCGCTTCGCTTTAACTAATCATATCAGCAGAACGTTAGTAACAATACTATGTCAGAGCTTCGATTAAAATATCTGCATGACATTTGGAAGAAAGAGAACAAAAACAAGCTAAGTTTTTACCTCTTAATTCTTCAATATCGTTTTCTTTAAACTTATCCGACCAGTATTGTAAATCAACATCTTTAAATTGTGTTCCTTTTAAAATATGCCTATAAAGATGTAATACATCATCAATATCTCCCTGGTTATAATAAACCCACGGGTCTAATATTTTTCTCCTGTAACTGGCATTTATATAAATCATATCGCCTTCCAGTTTTATAGGGTTTCCCCATTTAGTTGGCCTACCAACATAAATCGTATTTTCTGGCATCTTCCATCCTTTTGTTCTCTTTCTTTGTACTCTTTTCATTTTCAGTGGTATTTGTCCGTACTGTTACTAACAAAGTGTAGCCACAATAGGCGGACAGTTATTACTAAATTTATAGGTCGGTGCATTAGCCTACTGATGGCTACACTCGACCGTTAGCGGTCATTATCTCTGCTAACAGGTTTTATCTTTCCGTCTCGCATGGCGGTTGCTGCTTCTATAAGCCCTCTTTTATAAGCATTTTCAGAAGCGGTATTTATCCGACTTTTGGGTTGCATATCAATGATTACTCTTTTTAACGCCCACGCCTGAATATCCTCGTCCGTCACATATTGATTTTCCCGTTCAAAGGATTCGACTATCTTGGACTCTCTTAGTTTGGATTCGTGATATGCTTGCATGGCTTCTCTTATGCTTTGAAGTAAAAAACCATTAATGGTTTCATTTTTTGCACAGTATTCAAGATTGGCTTTATTAATAATCAGTTTTTCTCTGATTATTTTGTCGATTAGTGTTTCTTTATCTGTCATGGCTTTACTTGTTTTGTGATAATCCATTGTGTTCTTTCTTCGTCTGTTGTTTTTTCAATGAAGTTTATAACACAATCTTCATCAACGTTTGCAAAATCTTGCATATATAGTAGCATAAATTCTGTAGATTTATCATTATCATCACAGAATTGCCAAGCTTCAAAAAGTTTTTGTTTTGTAATTGCTTTCATTTTCTTAATTGTTTCGTTTTATTATTTCATCTCGCATGCAATTCATGCCGTCTCTAAAGTGTCTGTATGCTTCCGGGTCTGCTTCGGGTTCTCCTTCTTCGCCTCCTTCAAACATACAATAATCATAAGCTGTTGTATTTATTTCATCATCGCTCGGCACATCCAAAGGGAGGGCAAGGATTTCATCGGCAATATTTTCAGGACTTGCTAAATTGATTAATGCTTTGTGTTCAGATTCTTGTCCAAAAAAATACCAAGACTCAATATCCTTATATTTCTCAAGTATCTCAATTATCTGTTCTCTTTTCATAGCCCTAATTCAGTTTTAAGTTGTTTAATATCTTCTCGTTTTTTATTTATATATCTGGAAATTATATCCCCAGCTGAGTCGCTATCTTGGTTATGTGTCACGCCTAAAAATTCATAATTAGGTTCATGTAATACATCTATTAGTTGATCTTGTACTCTAACTAATTGATTTAACTTATCTGTCTGTTCAGAGGCGTATTCATACATAGCCTCAACTATTGCAGTACTCTCCACCCCCGAAAAAGCGGCTGCGTGTTTGACCGCATATTTCTTAAGAATTTCAAGTAATGGAATCGTGCTTATCTGTTTCATGATGCTATCTTGTCAATCTGTGATAAATAAATCATCTGCTTGGATTCCTGCTCCTGAAGCACCTTCCAGATTCTGTCAACCTGAATCCGAATAGTCCTGTCGGTTTCGATAAGATTGTTAATTACCTTCCTGGAATGGTTAGCCGTGGAATGGTCAAGGCTGAAAAAGTCGCTGCTCTCAGCATGGGTGAAGCGATGCAAAAGTGCAAAGTACATTACCATCTGCCGTGTCTCGCAGATATACCTCTTTCGGGTTTTTTGGTGAAGCTCCAAAGGATTAATCCCCCTTACCTCACAAACTGCTTTTTCTAATAGTTCAATAGGTTTCATGTCAAAATGATTATAGTTAACATTAAGCCCCAGAAGATTATCCTCACCAAGCGGGCGAAGCCTTCCGGGTTGTACTCGTTGTAGTATTCAAAATCTGGTCTCATGGTATTATGATTTAAAAAGGTGCTTGCTCATTAGTAAATTCAAATTCATTTTTTTCATAGAAATTTATCAGGGCAGGTTTTTCTTTCTCTAATGGATTATTATTCTCGTCCTGCCCTTCCATTTCATAGTATCTCATAGATGATCTTTTGAACCTCATCTGAACCGTTCCAGGAGTCCCGCATAGCTTCTGTTTTTTTATCTTTTGGCTGGTAAATTCTACATCCCGTCTTTCGTAATCAGATGAATAGTAAGGACGATAGGTACAAAGAACATTATCGCACTTATTGCTCCACATTGCGCCTCCGGCTAAATCATATACATTAGGCTTCTCATAATCACCGTTACCGTTTTTAGACAACCCCCCCCTGGGGTGTGCGATGATTATCATAAATATTTGATATTGTTGTGCAAGTCTCTTTTGCTGACTTAAAAATGCGCTTAGATATAAATCTTCCCTACCTCCGCTTTTCTTAATGTCATTATCAAGTTGGTTGTAAGGGTCTATTATACACCCGTCAACTTTATGCTTTTGAATAACCTCAACAAACCTTGCATTTATGTATTCTGGTGTAGGACTTTCGTTTTCAGGATATATGTAGAAAAAATGATCCTTTATAAAATCCATCCCTTTAATGTAATTCTCCTCTGACATTTGATTATTAAATCCATATTGCGTATTCTCTCCGATATACATATGGATCAGGTCATCATAAAAATCATCAGGAGGGTCTTGCTCTGGGGAGAAAAAAGCAAATTTATAATTATCAAATACGGCTTTCATTAAACACAATTGCATTATCATTGTGCTTTTCCCCTGGTTCATTATACCATGCATCAGGGTAAGTTCGCCCCTTTTCCAACGGAAATGATCATCTATCTTTTTGAAATGAGTTGTCTCGCCTTGCGCCCTTCCCGTTTTGAAACTTAATAACATTGAGTCCCGGACGTTATCCAAATAAATTACATCAGACAAGGGAAGCGTAATGTCGATAGCTTCATACGTCAATTCCTTTTTACTTACCGTTTCAATCGGCTTACCCTCTTTAGTGAAGTGTGCGGAACAGGCAGTAGAGGCATAGTTTTTATAAACTCTATCAGCAATAAAATGAAAATCTTTGGGGTCAACCTTCCCCGCCATGCTGACATATTTGAAAGTGATAAGTTGTTTTGCAACGCTTAAAGGAATCCCAAACCGGTTACAGGCAGCGAATATTTTAACCAGGAATTTATGTTTATTTCCATCCTGATAGTATTCTCCTTTTGAGCTTAACCAAGTTTCGATATTGGAAAGAATAATATCATAATCGTATATGGTTTCATTTGTCGTAATTGTCCGCTTTATTATCTGCTCCTCCTTCAGAGTAATAAATAAATCTGAATCAGGATTATAATAAATATCCGGATCGTAACTTTCAAAACAGATACGGGATACATCTTTAAACTCATCAAGTTTTTCATCACTGTAATAATCTGTTAATGCGGCAGCACTTAAAGCATGGGTTTTTACGTCATCCGGTATCTTTACAACTAACTTTAAACCATCCCCGGAAGGTGAAATGAAAAGCAAAAATGTATATCTGTCTTTAATCAACCTTGCTTTCAGCTCCGTCAGCCTGTTTCCTAAATGATCAAAGTCAATTGCTATTAAGCCCGAATGTTTTATTAGTGCTTTATCCTCCCGCTTTTTGAATGTACCCGAAAAGCATATTGAAGGCAGTAAGGTTTTTATCCTTTTCTTCTCTTTTAAATCCTCACATGAGCGTAATTGATTGATAAGAATCGCAGACCTTCCTCCTTTAATACGTTGAACAGCCTTTTCAATGGTTATGAAATAAGGCTTGTCAACCGTCTTTGCATTCTGGAATATGGTTACTGTTTGCATGATACTAAGTAATTTCCGGGACGGAAGTCATCAGTACGATGATCCCATATTAACCGGGAGTTAAAGACAATCCTTAAATATTCCTTATCATTGTGGTGTCTGTATTTCTGAAGCTCACCGATACTGAATTGACCTAAAAAAGTATTTACATTATGCTGTAATGCCAATGATCCGCTTTCAAATACATTATGAGGATGCATTAACATACCTTCAGCAAGACACTTCCCGCTTATCTGAGGATATGTTAAAACCATGAGCTTACCATAACCATTAAATGATTTCTCAGAATAACCGTTAGCCTGGTGAAGCCATTGACCAAGTGAAGATCCTGTCTTCTTATCATCAGTCTTAATTTCAATGCCAATAGGATATAATTTCTGAAGGTCTGTTTTATGAATAAGAACAATATCAATCCGACTCTTTTTGTCTTTTGACCAAACTTCTAATTCAACTTCAAAATACCTGGACATAAAATCGGCTATCTTAGTTTGTAATTCTTTTTCACTAATTGATTGCATCTTCATGGATTTTCGTTCCCCACCCCTCATGATCATACGCCTCTTTGGGAACACAACTATTCCCATTAGCTACACCGAACTCGTCATTAAAGTTCTTATCGGATAAATACGTTCTGGCTTTTTTACAATATTTCTTATCCCGGAGAGAATTGAAATATGGAAGAATGTTTGCAACTGCTTTCTGCTTTTCGGAATCAGTTAGCTTATCCCAATACTTAATTGTTGCTTCCTTGTCTGTCTTTGTTAGTCCTGTTGCATTATGATATGAATCCCAGAAAATGAGAAAATCATCATATATATTATTCTTTATTTCTTTTCCTTTCTTTTCCTTTCCTTTGCTTGCTTTTGCTTGCTTTTGCTTAGCAAATGCTCCCGCCTTACCTGCAATGCTCCGAATCTCAGATAGTTTAGCTCTCTCCTGAATGTTATGTAAAACCCTATTAGACCAGAAAAAATCAGCATCTTTATAGAGTAATTCACATGGGTCAATACAATAGTCTATAATTGCTTTAATTTGCTCAGCATTTGCCAGCATTTGCTTAGCAATTGCTAAAAAGACATACTGCTTAAAAGGTAGTTTGTGGTTTTGATCCGAATGAAGCATTTCAACAACTCGCCAGAATATTCCATATCCTGATGCTCCAAATTCCCCTATAAGAGCCTGAATTTTCGGATCGCTGGTTGGCTCATAATCGTGAGGGAAGTAATAAGTGTCCTTCGTGCGCATAACTTATTGGTATTGGTAAAATAAAGAAGGGGAGTCGTTGCGCACCAGACCAATGCAAGGCATTGATAGGACTTCCGGACTTGCACCGGAACGCTCCCCCCTAACTCTTTTGCTATCACTAAAGTCCTTGCCATAAAAAAAAGGTCTAATGCGCATTACAAAGATAGCAAATATTTTTCCGTTTACACTCATTCCGGGAAGGAATTATTAACAAATTGATGCCCTTCCACGCACTCATAATTCCCCGGTTCCGGCGTATCGTATTTCCCGAAGTGAACAAGTATATAGTCGATGTAGGAATCGAAGTATTCCCCGGCCAGGAAGTAGTCGAAATGATGAACTACCTTGTAAACCTCGGTTGTTCCGCACTCCGGGCAAGTGAAGGTGTTTTGTGGTTTAGGTATCATAGTTCTTCTCCTGTTAAAGCGTAATAGAGGTTCTGAAGCTGATGGAGATACAAAATCCTTGTTAAGTCTTCGTATGAACCTATGTCAAATTGCCACATCTGAAGTAACCTATCAAACTTGAATTTCATAAGTCCTGAAAAGTGGGCGCAATGAACACCCTTACAGTAATGTTTCCCATCCTTTATAAATCCAAATTTTTTTAACCATATTTTATCAAGTGTAATAGGCTCAAATATTTCGTCAATAGGTGGGTCGTTATATGCCCCATCTGCCCTATGGTATAATTCATAAAGGTCGGAAAGCTCACACATAATGGGACCTCCAAATTTTACAGATTTGTACAAATTCCCAATTCTTAATTCTGATGCTTTCATGGTTAATCTTCTTTAAATTGAATATTTCTACACAGCTTAATAACACCAACTTCGTCACCTATTTCATCACTATGTAAATGAAGCGAACCATCACCGATAAGTATTTCATTTTCCAGCCAAAGCCTTGTATCTTCGTCATTAGGATATAGTTCATCATCCAAAAGAACCGTTATTGTCATTTTAAATTTCATTTCTCAGTTCTTTAAGTTTCTCAGCGAAAAGTTCAAGTTCGGGAAGGTGTTTTTCCTTAAATTCTGCATAGCTTAGAATCCTCTCAAGGATTTCTATTTGCTTATCTTTCTTTGTCATTATCGGGCTTTTTTGATTGTCTTATTTCATTAGCCAGTTCTCTTATTTCGGTTCTGATGTCAGCTGCAAAAACGTACATAGCTGTTAGTATAATTATGGCGAATACTGCTTCCATTACTTATTTCTCTTTTGATTTTCATGGTTTCTCCAGATAGAAGCGCATTTCTCTGAGCAGAAATATTTTATCCTTTCAGGTTTATGCTCTAACTGCCAATCAGAACCATACCACATTGATTCTTTGTCCCAGTTGAACAGGTTGCCACAAACAGAACATTCATAAATATTCTTATTGACATCCAGTTTATCATTTTTAAATTCTACTTTCATTTGTTTCTCTTTAAGATTTCGGTACGCATCCAGATTGCGCCAAACTGAAAATAGAAGTAAACAGCCCTTAGTTTATTCTCGTCAGTTATAATATAGTTGCCATCATTCGGGAGAACAGATTCAAGTGCTTCGGTTATATTATTAATACTTTCGTCTTTTATCTCCTCATCGCTCGGTACATCAAGCGGAAGGGCAAGGATTTCATCAGCAATAACCTCCACCGTCTTTTTTCTTACTATTGTATCGCAATTAGTAAATATCCTTTTGGTTATTGCTTCCATTATTTGTTGTCGTGTCATGATTTTAATTGTTTTAGTTTCTCTTTGTAGATTTTTATCAGTTCTTCAACCTCGGAACGGCTCCATTTCTTGCCGAACTTCTTGTAAAGGATTGCCCTCTCCTGAAGAGATTTGTACCTTTCAATTCCTATTCTATTAATAAGGTTTGAGCCGTAGCCGATTAAATGAGACTCGTCAAAGCAATTACAGCGAACACACTCGTTATGGCAGTTATCTTCATCGAATCTTAACCCGTCATAACCTCTAACAGAATAGTAGTGCCCGGCTTGCATCTCTCCGTCACCTCCGCAAGAAATACAGGGCTTGCCGGCATCTCTTAATCTCACGTACTCATTGAAGTACTTTTGCAAGTCCGCTTTAAGCTTCGGAAGGGTTTTCTTTTTCATAGCTTGCCTTTAAAATGTTCGATAAGAATCTCCATCTTTGCAGAGTAGTAATCATGAAAGGTTTTATATCCTTCGTCATTCTGTTCAAACATCCTGTAGATTACAGCCCTCAGTCGTTGTGAAGGAGGCTTGCCGGTATCGGTAAATTCTACCTTTAGCTTGTCGATCTCCTCTAATTCGTGAGTAGCAAAAGGATCGGGGGAGAAAGCCAGGAATCCAGCCTTCTGAAAAGAATACTGAATATTGGCAACCTGTTCAGGGGATAGCTCCCCGGTAGAAAAAGTCACCTTAATCCCCCGATCACTCATGCTCCGGAAACTATCAAGTATTGCAGGTAATTGAAAAGTTCTCATTAAAATCAGATTTTGACAACAACTTTTTCTTTGGAATGCTTTGGCGCACGGGTAATGAAAACACCCGTATCGGGATCTACTATCCCTTTATCCCAGGGGATATTCTGAAGAAATTTTTCCCTCTCTTTTCTCTTTTCGGAAAGCTCCTTTTCCTGCTTATTTAAATCATTCCAGAGAGGGTCCCCGCAAGCGTCATAGTCATACTTAACTCCGACCTCAGACTTGCGTAAAACAGCCCCATTTAAAGCCACAGAGCCTTCTTTTTCATACTGTAGATATTCTTTCAGAAAATGATAATCCACTTCATCGTCTTTGAGAGTATCAGCAATAGCCTTTTCAATCATCTTCAGTTGGACAAGGACCTTTAAAGGGTCCCTGTCGTTGGAGAGGATCTCCGACTTTAAAGTCTTAACAAAGCTGAACACCTGTTCCTTATTTGAAGGAAGGATGCTTAAAGTTGAGAGTATTGTTTCCATTGGTTTTTTATTAGAAAGGCAAGTCATCAAGTGAATCAACTTTATCATCCCTTACCGCCCATGAAGGCTCAAACAAAGAGCTATACTCCTCAGAAGACTTGATTTTATCCTGTAGCCACTCAGGAAGCGCTTTGAAAAGGTTCTCGTCCCAGTTCTCAAAACTCAAAAGCCTTGTCTGATTAATCTGAGGGGGACACTCCTGCCCTTTCATTAGTTTGGAAATAGAACTTATCCTGACATATTTCTTTGTCGGGTCCGTCTTCCCAAATTCATGTATTATCGAAAGGATACAGGGCTTGCCTAAAAGCTTCGTAATATCGAAGTGTTTCGCTTCTGCCTCGGTAAATCCTTGCCCCCTCCAGCTCTCTAAGTCTTTCCTGAGAGTTGATTTCTCGTGCATGGAAAGATTATATGTTTTAGAAACGACAAACGGCTCAGGTCCGTTTTCTTCCTTAAAAACGGCTGTTTCAGTTGGAAGCTCCCATGTTATATTAACTTGGTGAGACTTCTTCTTTTCTCCGTTAAATTCAGTTTCCACAGTGCCTATTTCGATCATTGAATAGCACCTTGCGACATATGTTCCCGGTTCTACCTGGATATAGTCGCTGTCTTTTTTTTCTGCATAGATTCCCATTATTGTAGTATTGAGTTAAAGTTTCTGAGTTTTTCTTCTATGTCCGGCCCGAAGCTTAAAGCATCCGGGTTGTACTTCATCCTGTAGCCTGTAGCCTGAAGGGTCTGGATAATGATTGAATCAGCTTTTATCCTCGCAAGGAGTTCAGCCTCATCGAAGTCATCGGTGTTAACATCGACAACTAAACTAAATGCCATTTCAATTTTCATCTTATTTCGGTATTGAATTTTTAGAATTGTTATTTTTCACCTGTGAGTTTTCCCTCATTTGATTCACCTGTGAGTTTCCCCACATTGAGTGCACCTGTGAGTTTCCCCTCATTGAGTGCACCTGTGAGTTTCCCCTCATTGAGTGCACCTGTGAGTTTTCCCTCATTTGATTCACCTGTGAGTTTTCCCTCATTTCATTCACCTGTGAGTTTTCCCACATTTCATTCACCTGTGAGTTTTGCAGATAAACTACAACAGCAGATTTTATTCTGCGGATTTCTGCATCTTTTACGACATAAAGCCCACCAGTAAGTAATTTGTGATTACCTGTAATGATTCGCCTTGAGACAATATCTTTTAACTTATCGGTAATAAACTCCCTATGTTTTTCAAACCAATCAGGAGTAGTTGATTCATCTACCCTTAAAACATATTTCGATATATCGGGTAAATCTTTATTTTCATCAGGAGAATATTCTACCCTGACAAACTTATTGCAGTTGAATTGACTATCATTGATATTGAATAAATCAATAATATCCTCATGCGATGTTAGGTTCTCGTTATGGAGTAAATCTCCATTTCGCATTACGATTGCTGAATAAAATTTACACATTGGTTATAGGTTTTTTAAAGTGTTTAAATAAATTCGTCCTTGTTCATCGGTTTTAACCCGCCCCTGGATGATTGCCTGTTCTAAAGCTTTCCTTCCGTAACCGGTTAGAATCCTTCCGGTGTCCGGGTCTTTCTCGGCAATATTCCTTAGGTAATAGTTGATACTTACTATTTTATTGTGGGTAATCATAGCGTTAAAGTGTAAGTGATCCCAACCATCAGAAGTGAAGCCATCAGAACAGCTATCACACCTACAAGAAACCAGAAGCCAATATCTGATAAGGCTGCTCCGGTTTGAATGATTCTATGATCTGTATATTTCATGATTCCAGTTCATAAGAGAGGCATACAATATCATAGGTCATATCAAGCCCGAAGCGATGTTCAAGTTCGTCCAGTATCATCTCAGCCCTCCATGAAGGAGGTAAGTTCGGGAACTGTTCCAAAACTGCCCTTTCAGCAGATTTGTAAAGCCTTGTTGCGAGTTCAGTTGTCATTGTCTTAAAAATTAGAAAGGTCGAAGGGCTTTGAGATTATCGCTACCCCCGACCTATCACAGTTATTTTTTAAGAGACTTAATCAGATACATTGTTGCCTTGATCCAGTAAATGAAAAGGCAGATTGTAGTGAAGATTGCGATTGAATAAAGGATTGCTTTCATTGTGATAGGTTTTAAATTTGATTAATAACGAGACAATATTATAAAATATTTTTGACATATGAAAATTTTATGGAAATTTATTTGATGATTTCAGCTATTTATAATAATTCTAAATAACAAGAAAACCTTAAAATCTTATCATTGACTTTAAGGCTATGCCCGGAATGAATATTTTACTTATAAGGTTATAGCCTTAATCTTGACATCACAGATTGTGATCTACCTCCTTTTTTAAGATTGGGAAACTATTGGGAAAGAATAGAGTCAAAAAAATTAAATTTTCTATTCAACAAACATTATTTTTCACGTTCATAATCCCCAAAAAATATATAAATCAGTGAACATAATCCCGAAAAAGAGTTATTTTGCATGAAAAGTGCTTATATACTTATTGCAAAATATAATTTACAAATTACCTGTAAAATTGTAAATTACACTTTGCATTATACTGGAAATAAAAAACCCCCTCCAACTCGTGAAGGGGGCAAAACACTCAAAAAACCCAAAACCAGAACAATGAAAAAACCAGGAACCTCAGAAACTATATTTAAACCCTGTTAGGAAACCAATTTGTTTAACGCCCGGAGTATAGATAACACCTCCCTGAAAATACTGCCATGCCGAAGCCGTTAAAGCGAAACTTACCTTTTCATTGGCAAACAAAAATCCATTTATTGACCAATCGTTATAAGGCTCCGCTAACTGCTTGTAATGGTTAAAACTTAAACCGAAGCCGACAGCGTTAAGGGCTGACTGGCTCCATGACTTACTCTCAAAGTCATAAGTTGTTTGGGTAGCCACAACACCGGCTGACATCCTCACCAGAAACACCCCGTTCAGATTCCTATCGGCAGTAATCTCCTTAGCCTGAAAATACGGCTGTTCACTCACGGGCTTAAAGAAGCCCCGGAATACCTGCGCATTTATGTTAATCACCGCAAATATTCCAACGAATAAAAGGATTAATCGCCTCATTCGTCATTCTTGAAGAAGATACCGACTAAAGCTACAATACCGGCTATTGCTGAAGATACAGCACCCAGAGTTGATGTTACCAAAGGCTGAGCCTCTGCACTCTGTTCAGGGGTAATAACCCCAAAAGCCACAAGGACTGTGAACACCAATCCCACAATAGCAACTGCCGTCTGGAGCCAGTTACTTGAATAATCACGCAATTTTCTTGTTCTCATCTCACTAATATTATTTTAAATTTAACTTTCACTCCGCTAATTTACGAATTATGCAATAGTTACTGTGTTGATAATCATAGAACTTATTAACTATATTCAGCTAATTACAGTCAATAGATTGCTCAAATTATCATCCAGAAATATTCCGTCATGCAGATACATTGCTTCGTCTTGACCGTCTGCCTCATCACCGCTAACATCAGGGGTAAACGTCCCGTGTCCTGAGTAATGAATTACCAGTGTCCTATCTGAGAAGACTTTCTTATTTAATAACTCATCCGGGCCCTGTATCTCCGGAATCTGCTCATAGTTCCCGGCAAGAAGACTTTTCGTAACGAAATGCCAATCTTTATATGTTAACTCCGGCTTTAAGCTCTTACAGGCATAATAAGAGAATGCCCCGTTATAGGTTCCACTGATATAAGCATCAGCAGCCGTTTGATAATCTTGACAGGCTGAGAAGGCTATCCATTTCATATCAGTCGACCTTGCCAGTCTTCTGTGAATCTTTACTCTCTTTAGTCCCGCCGGCTTGATAAATCGGTTCCTTGTTAGGCCCCTTGTGTTGTCTTCTGAGAAACAACAGTCCATAATAAGTATTACCGTGTCCCACTTCTGTTTCAAAGCCTCGGAGACATTATCTTTAAAGGCTTTACCCGTTACCTCTGAGTTCTTAAACTTTCTTACCTCAAACTCAGGCCAGAGTTTTTTAAGAGTCTTTTCAAGATTAAGCTGGTCATTTATACAGCCATTAAGGTCATTGGCTGAACCAGGATAGTCATTAATAGCAAAGGACAGTAAAACCTTATCCCCTGTTACTACTACAGGAGGATTCCCCCCTAACCACTCTAAAATCTTCTTCACGCACATATCTCCCCTTTATTAATAAGTAATCACAACCCTTCCCAAAACGGGAACACATCCGAAAAAACGGAGTAACCTCTAAATCATTTTTACACTTC